ACTGATCCTATGGAATGAGGGACATGAAAATCGCTCATTCCACAAAAATAATACGCACCCGACAAAGAAAAATGTTAATTTGCTTGTTTGTTTGCTTGTTTATATTTATCTTTGCGGTGTGATTAATACGAATATGTTGAACAAGTGAACTACCCCGAAACTAAAGATTTCGGGGCTTCGTGGGCTGGCCAGAGTAACCTCCAGCCATATCTCCACACGCTTGAATTTCCGCCGTTCCAGCGGTATTTAATTTGTTGAACGCGAAACGCTTGATGTTGTTCGCAGCGAGTAAGTCCCTATCGTGGACGGCACCGCAAATAGGGCACTTCCAGCGACGCATAGAAAGAGTCAGATTATGATTGATATAACCACAAGTACACATCTTGGAGGACGGTTCAAAACGGCCTATCCTAAGAATATTGACACCATGCTCTTTTGCCTTGTATTCCAACAAGGTGTTGAAGCGGTTGATGGCAATGTCCTCCAATGCTTGTGCAAGACGGTGGTTCTTAACCATGTTACTTGCGGAAAGCGTTTCAAGACAGATAGTGTCGTAGTTAGCGACCAGTCTGTGGGTGACTTGATGGAGAAAATCATTCCTCTGATTACAAACTCTCTCATGCGCTACTGCAAGTCTGAGCCTTGCCTTCTCCCTGTTCTTAGAACCTTTGGCTTTCTTGGAAAGGGAACGTTGCAAACGCTTGACTTTCTTGATGGAGCGTTTCAAGTATTTGTGGTTCTGTATCTCCATACCGTCAGAAAGAACGGCAAACGTCTTGATGCCCAAATCTATTCCAACTGCTTTGTTTTCGCTAATTGGCTTAGGCGTAGCATCAACCTCGTTTACCTCAACGAGTATGGAAATATAGTATTTGTTTGTCGGTGTCCGTGTGATAACGGATGTCTTGACAAGACCCTCAAACTTTCTATGGAAGCGAGCCTTAATTCCTTGTCTGAACTTGGGAATATAGACCCTGCCTTCATCGAATTTCACCCTCGTGTTTTGCGGTATGGAAAAACTTTGTTTGCTTGCCTTTTTGGATTTGAAATTCGGGAAGCCTTTCTTCTCACGGAAGAACTTGACGAAAGCGGAATCCAAATTAGCGAGTGCGGCTTGCAACGAAAGAGAGTTGACCTCGGAAAGCCAATGATATTCCTCAGACTTCTTCATCTTGGGCAAATCTGCCTGAATGTCGAAACGGGAAAGATTAGTCTTGTCTTTCTGATAAGCCTTGATTTTCTTGTCGAGAGCATAGTTATAGATGAACCGACAACATCCGAAGTGCTTAGCCAAAAGCACTTCCTGTTGCTTGTTAGGGTACAACCTATATTTGTATGCTCTATATTTCATACCGCAAAGATAATAATAATTTTAGAAACCGCAAAAGAAAATTCTAAAAAAGTTTAGTGGCAATTCATCCACCGAGGCTAAAGACCTCGGGGATTTCTTGCTGATTTTATTTAAAAATACAAGATTATGAAACTAACAAGTTATTACTTCAACGAGCTCAACAAAGAGCAGCAGACCCGCATACAGAACGACTTCTACGGTAACGGTTTCAGCACTGACTACCTGAACGAAACGTATTCCCGATCAGTTGTCAACGCCCAGGTGGTCGTTGATGAGGACTTCAACCTCTACGACATCAAGGTCTTCGACCCTTACCATCTGGTAAAGAGTGGCAAGGACCTCCCGGTGTATATCGGTCCTGATGGCTGGTCCAACTGGTTGTTCGAATATCGAGACAACGCAGGCAACGACATCGACGGGATCCTCGATGACTACGACGGAGAGACCCAAGACAACTAACAGGCCAGGCGGGGGCCTACCCCGCCACAACAACAAGACATCAACAATTAAAACTTACGACTATGAAGACAACGAACACTTACAACAAGATGCAGCTTCAGCGCGACTTCATGGATTGCTGGCTGACCGCCCTCGACAACCCGATGCGCTCCCGCGTGATCATCGAACTCGATGAAGAGGATGAGACGAACGCCTGGACGGATGAAGACGGTAACAAGCACGCCCTCAACAAGTACATCATGATCGACGGCGGAGACGGTGAGAAGCTCTTCGACGACGGCCAGTGGTGGATAAGCCAGAGCTGGGGCGACAACCCCACCTTCGTGAAGCCTGAGCAAGTCCTGCCCACCGCCCTCCAGATCATCGACGCCGGCCACGTGAAAGAGATCTACAACGACGGCTACTAATCCGAGCCCGTTCAGTAAGACGCTGCTCCGCAGCGTCCCTTCACCCATCGCGAAAAAAGTTGACAGGGGTTAACCGTGAATATCTCCCCGTCCGTCCTTTTCCTCCCCTTTTCTCCCCTCATTCGTTAAACAATGTTATTTGCAAGCATTTATTTGCTTATATGCTTGCATATATGAAAAAAAGTTCGTATCTTTGCAGTGTAATAAAGAAAGAGATAGTAAAACAATTAAAAAATACAAGATTATGAAGACAATGAAGATTACAAAGGATCAGGCCATCACGATCATTAAGAACATCCTGATTGAGGGTTGCGACATCCCTCAGGCATCCCTCGGAAACGGCGGCGCTGGTTTCGGTTACGTTCAGCCAGACGCAGGATATAACGAATATGATGAGCTTGTATCAGGGCTCAAGGGTATGAAGTCCTTCCGCATCGTCCCTTCCTCTGAGATCTCCGATGAGTTCTCCGACATGAACCTCGACGAATACGACGTTTGCGTCGAGTTCACGAATAACGACGGCGACTATTCAGAGCAGTACCTCTTGTGGGACATCGAGTCATTCAAAGACTAACAGGCCAGGCGGGGACCTTCCCCGCCACAACAACAAGACATCAACAACAATTAAAACATACGATTATGAAGAAGAATTTCAGCAGCATCGCAGAGAAGCATAACTTACAAGTCGTTGATACTACGACAGGCCAGGCGCTGGTCGGCTTCGACAACATGGAGCAGGCAGAGCAGCTGGCTCACACCTATGACCTCGATACGGTCTTGTTAAAGCGCCGTGACGGAGCGCAGCTCTGGACAGAGGCTGGTACCTATTGCAGCGACAAGGCTCTCGACCGCAGAGAGGACTACAGCGACAACGACAATTGTTTTATCCTCGACTCAAAGGAGGCAGCAGCGTCCTATCGTGATTTCATGATAGACGCAGCCACGGAAGAGGATGACCAAAGCGCCACGGACACGCAGAACAACATCGAAGCAATCAACAAGACCTTCGACGCAATCAGCAAGGCCATTGACGACGACCATTTCGTCGTAATAGCTGACGACCCGAAAGACTACGAGGTTATAGACATATACTCGATGATGTATCACGATAATGACGTGACCGCTTACGCAATCGCCCTCGCAGAATATTAACCCTATCAGCCCTACCGCACCACGGTCAAGCGGAACACTATGATGCAGATATATTATGCAGACGGAGTCAACCCCAGCACATGCCAGCACACATGCAGCACCCTCAAAGAGGCAAAGAGATGGATAAATGAGCAGACCAAAGGGCGCACGATGGTAGATCCTTACGCGCCGTGCTCAGAAGACGTGATGGAATCATCCAAGACCGCCTTCTACGCAGTCTACGACGGAGACCCGATCACCTTCAACGAAAACGGAGACGAAGTATTCCATGAACCCATTTGCGCATCGCAATATTTTTACACCAATGAGTAATAACCATTTTGCACAGGGTCGCCCCGCCACGGGGCGCACCTTTGCCGTCAGCGTCCGAATCACCAAAGAGGCCGCCGACATCCTGAATACCAAGCGCAACAAAAGCGCCTATATCGACAACTTAATCAAACAAGATGAAAGACTCAACCATCTCCTTCATTCGGAAGCTCCCTCTATGTAGCCGGGGCGTATATATCCAGCCCCGTTGCAAGACCGACCTCTCCCACCATTTCGACATGGACGGCTCCATCTGGGTAGTCCTCCTCACCGAGATGCCAGGCAAACGTTGTCAAGCCTGGCATCTATCAAGGAAAGACTACTACAGCCTGGAGCCCAAGCACGGCTCCCGTGACCGCTTCGTCCGGGAGCACATGGAGCCGGTCATCGAGGGCGAGAAGAACCCACCCAAGCCCATGCAGTTACTTTTGTTTTAGGAAGGCGGCATAATCAGCCGCCTTTCTTTCGATGTCGAGGTCACGGATGGGCGACCCGTGCAGCGCATTGCGTCGCTTGCTTTCCTCCACGTCGACGGGCATGGTGTGCCACTCCACGTGCGCATGAT